CCCAAACCGCATCAGACGGTTCATACCTAATCGGGATCCCGCGGCCCGGGTGCCCGGTAGGCGGCCGCAGCATAGCCGGGGCCCGCTCCTGGCCCACCGGCTGGCCCACCTCTGAGCTCGGGTGTTCCGGGCGGCGCGTGGGACGCTTTGGCAAGCGAGATTGACGGATGAGGCTGTCCGTAATCATGGTTGGTACTTCCTCTTCGTCCATCGTTGCGTCCTAGGCTTGCGCATCGGGGTAGCGGCGCGTCAACGCTTTTGCGGCCCGATGCGCGGGCCCTCCTGGGTTTTCTACAAATATACTCGGGAGGGGTATTGCCGTACAGACCACAAAAGTTTTATCCACCATAGAAACGCTAACTTTAGTTTCATATGCATTGTCTGAGCGTTGTCCTCTGAAGAAAATCCTTGTATGATAAGGTTAGTTTATACAGCTAGATTGTCCAAAAGTTTCGGCCTAAGATGTTTTTTTAAACAAAAGTTTAAAAAAGGAGCTTCCTGCATGCAGAAGGAAACGCCCTACCCCACCAGCAGTACAGCGGCCGTAGTCGCAGACTATGACAAGGTGCTGACGAATTTCCTCGACCCGGTCGAGAACGCCATGAAGACTGGGAACTTCGAACACGTGCTGACATCCTCCGATCAAGGCCTCGGGGCGCTAGGTTTCCTCGCCCGCAACGAGGAGCAGCTACGGAGATGGCTTGAGCACAAAGCGCCCCTAGACCGCGACCGGATACGGGCTGCAACTGTTATAGCCCAGCTCTATTTCTACGTTGGAACCCCGGAGAAGGCCCAGCCGCTCCTCAAAGTGTACGCAGACCAGGAAGCGGAGTTCTTGGCTCGGGAGGATATTCCCCTCAAGGCCAAGCTCCAGATAGGCGAGTTGCACTATGCGTGCCGCAGTTTCAACAGTCAGCTAGATGTTGCTAAGACGCTCCTGAGTCAGTGCGAGAGCCAGCACGACTTCTTCAACATGGGGCTGAGCTTCCATCAATTAGCCCGCGGTCACTACCGTAAGGACGATTTCGCGGAGACAGAACGGTATTGTGATCAAGCCATCGAGCATCTCACACGCGCCAGCACGTTGGAAGGGCTGCGGCAGATAGATGCAGGGGGTACAGAGGTACGAGAGCAATTGATCCGAGTGGCGTGGCGGATGGGGTTAGTGTTGTATACCAAAGGGCATGCGGCATGGGTAGCTGGGAATCTCCCCAAGGCGAAGAGCAAATTATCCCCAGCCAGGTTCTTCCTGAGTGCAACGGGCGACTTTGTCCATCAAGCGCAGGTAGAGCATGATTTAGGATGTATAGCGCAGGCAGAGGGAAAATATCATGATGCCTTAGGGCACTTTCAGAAAGCAGATGGTGAGTATAGAAAGATTTCTCATACAGTACACCGTGCAAGATTATATTTGAATTGGGGAAACGCCCATCGCGTCGGTGACCGCCTAAGCTCAATAAGGAACCTTAAACTGGCTAGGGAGTGTTATGATGAAGCCTTAGACTGTGCTCGCAAGATTGGGGAAAAGCGCTTGACTGCCCGTGCCATGACTGCTCTCAGTGTGCTGAACCAGGAAGACGAGTGTCTCAACCTCGATAAAGCCTATGCGTATATCGAGGACGCCATCAAGATTCTTGGAGGAATGTCCAATAATAGGAGAAGTGTGCTGCAAGCGAAATTTGCTCGCGGGACATGCCGTATGAAGCGCGGGGAGTATACCGCCGCCGAAAATTTCCTTGGTACAGCACTCAGCGATGCATGGGATCTGAAGGTCCCGTATTTTGAGGCCCAAGCCCATCTGCATCTCGCCGAATTATACTGCGATACACCAATACGAGATCTACAAAAGGCTTCAGAGCATTACCAAAGGGCAGGAGAGATTATTGATAAGAATGAAGCCCCGTATGAAGTGCAGAAGATGTTTGCGAAAATGCGGGATCGGATTTTCTATGTGCGAAGAAGTTCCCTCGTAATAAACGCTGAGGACATCAAAGAAGATGGAATAAGTCTCAAAGAGATTGTGGGTCTTGCAAGAATATGGGCCATCGAAATGGCGATGAAAAAAGCCAATAACAACAAAACGAAAGCAGCTCAGCTGCTCAACATAACTCGCGCCGGCTTTGAAAAGGTGTTGCGCCGCACGCCTGAAGAGGAGTGATGGCTGGAGAGCTCAGAAGCAGTAGGTCACTGGCCGCTCGACTCGTGCCCAGAAACACAAACGCCCTAGTGGTGCGGTATGGCCACTAGGGCATCTACGGTACATCCTGGCGCCCCAAGTCGAAAGGATTTGCCGTAAGCAATCCTAGCCCACCTGAGCCTTAGAATCTACAGGACCTCACCTTCCCATGCAGGAATCTCCTTTTGAACTTTTGTTTAAAATATATATGAAACAGAAACTTTTGGACAATACCAACTATAATAAACTTTTAGACAATCATGTATGTTATAAAACCTTTATAATACAAGGGATTTATTCATGAGACAATATATAATAAACAAAAGTTTATATTACCATGGTAGATAAAAACCTTTGTGGTGTAGACAGAAATTCCACTCCATAGTATAGTGGTAGAAAACCCGGAGGGCCCGCGTACCGAGCCACAGAAACGTTGCTACACAGCTGCCCCGGTACGTTAGCCCAGGACGCAACGATGGACGAAAACGTGTGACAGGTGTCCCATACACCAGCTCCACGGCTGAGGATCTCGACCGCGTACCCACCCCCGCATGTAGGAGGCCGGCCATGAGCTCCGTGTCCCAGCTCCTCCATGACGTGCATGGCATCGCCATCCGGCCTGGTGGCAGAGGGGAGTGCCCTTTTTGCCACCACACCACCTTCAGCGTGAAGGACGATGATAGCCTAGGGAAGTGCTTTCACCCTGCCTGCAGCCGCTTTTGGACGCTTGGGCGCGAGAACGGCCAATATCGGTACAGCCTCGCCCGTGTCCTTGAGAGCATCTACCAGGATTGTCACCAGGAACTTTTACGCCTCGCCTCAGAGCAACAGAATGCCTACACCTATCTGCAGGCTGAACGCGGTATCCATCCGCAAGTGATCGCTGATGCCATGCTGGGCGCGGTGCCATCGGGGTTTAACGTCGGGCTACACTTCCAGCCCGTCATTGCTGACGCAGAGACCACCCTCGCCACGCTGGAAAGCCAGAAGCGCGGGCGGCCAACCCGACAACTCGCCCAGGCAGAAAAGCGACTCCACGACCTGCAGGACGCCCAACAGAAGTTGGTGGACTGCCTGGCTCATCGTGCTGGCTGGCTGGTGTTTTTTTACACCGACGCAGCGTACCGCCCTGTTGCCTTGCGCCTGCGCCAGCCCTACAGCAAACAATTTGTCTCTTTCAAGGCCGGGAGCACCGGCCTGTTCGGCCGCGAACTCTTTACGCCGCGTATCAGCCCAGCCAATCAAGCCCTCAATAACTTTCTGCTGGTAGTCGAGGGGGAATTCAACGCGCTACAACTCCAGTCTCTGACGGTCCGCTATGAGGAAGCCACAGGGCAGACGCTGGGCTATGTGAACGCCTGTGCGGTGGGGAGCGTGACCACGGCCGACACCAAAACCATACAACGTATCGCTACGCATCCGGTTATCTGCTACGACCATGACGACAATGGGGCAGGATTCGAGCTTGTCAAAAGTGTGCAGAAGGGAACGCCCGTCGAGGCATGCACCACGCCCGATGTCCCTTCAGATCTCGACGCCTTCATCTGTGACTTTGGGCAAGATCATGTGGCTACCTGGGAGGCCGTCAAAGCCCTGATTACCGATCGTCAGCCCTATGGTCGCACGTATGCAGGCACGGGGGAAGAGTTCTTCGATTACCCTGTGAGTGGTGGCAAAAGCAAGGTCTTTATCCCACGCTTGCTGGGGGAAGCCCTCTTGGCACGCCAGACCTACCGGTACACCGCAAGCCAGCTCTGGGTCTATCGCAACGGCGTCTACCTGCCCTGTGGGGAAACCACCCTCCGCAATGAGGCACAAGCGTTACTCGGCAACGAACGCCGTGAGGCCCGTGTCGAGGAAACGTTACGCTATGTCGAAGTAGCGACACGGCTTGATGATGAGAGTCCTCCCGACTGTCAATACATCAATCTCCTCAACGGGCGTCTTGACTGGGCGACTCGCACGCTAGAACCACACACGCCGACTGTGTTTACGACAGTCCAGCTGCCTGTCGAGTACGAGCCTACTGCCACCTGCCCTGCCTTTGACCACTATCTGCAAACCACCTTTGACGCAGACGTGATCCCACTCATTGAGGAAATTTTGGGTTGGTGCCTGATTCCAGATCGCCGCTTTGAGCAAGCGGTCATGCTCACCGGCGAGGGGGAGAATGGTAAGAGCGTCTTTCTCGACCTGGTAGGGTACCTCCTCGGGGAGAACAACGTATCCAACGTGGCCTTGCAGGACCTGGAAGAAAACCGCTTCCGGGCTGCGGAGCTCTATGGAAAGCTGGCAAACGCCTTTGCCGACCTCGACGCGCGCGGGCTGCAATCCTCCTCAATGTTTAAGACCTTGACCACCGGGGATTACGTCACCGCAGAACGCAAACATGCTCAGCCTTTCCGTTTTCGCTCCTACGCAAAGTTGCTTTTCAGTGCCAACAAGATTCCAGCTAGCCGAGAGAGAACACACGCCTTTTACAGACGCTGGCTGATTATCCCGTTCACCCGGATCTTTGACGGGGTAGGGAGTAACCCGAAGCCAGATAAGGGACTGCGTGACAAGCTGCAAGGAGAGCTTTCCGGCATCTGCAATCGTGCGCTACGTGGCCTCGAACGCCTCGCCACCAATGAGGCATTTACACAGCCGCAGAGCGTTATTGAGGCCAAAAAGGCGTATATCCGCAGCAATGACAATGTGCGGGTATTTGTGGATGAGTGCGTGATCCCAGAGGCCAACGGGACAGTTGTCAAAAAAGAGTTCTATCAGGTATATGAACGCTGGTGCGACAACTACGGGGAGCGTGCTGTCAGCCAAAAAGCACTGAGAGAGGCCCTCAAGCAAATCATTCCTAATCTCGATGAGTGGCGACCAACCGCTACTACTCCCTGGAGCTGGCTTGGCATGAAGTGGAGCCCTGATGCAGCGAACTATCAACCGCCCACCGTGAAGGTGACATGAGATGAGGATTTTTGTATGGATGAAATCGGCTCACACCCGCACAAAATCAGGAGGAAAATGGCATACCAAAATTTTCACCCGCACTGTGCAAGGATGTTCAAGAGTCTTGCAAGGGTTGATATGCCTCTTCCACGCACTGTGCAAGGTTATTCAAGGATTGCAAAGATATAGATACTTATTACGCACGCGAGAAAAAAACACGGGTATCTTTCTTTTCTCCTATATAAATAAGTAGTGCCTTGAACCCTTGCAATCCTTGAACAGCGAGTATTGACACGGCAAAATGTAACAACAACCCTTGCAAGGCGCTTGCCACAACCCTTGCATGCGCCTTGCAGAGAGGAAATGCCCCCATGCCAGAAGACGCCTGTGCCCGCGTTCGCCGGCTACGTGGCATCGCGCAACCTCGCTTTCCGGTAGCTTTGGATTATTTCTCCATTCCTACCGGAAAGCTCCATAGGCTGCAATCTAGGGACACGTCTCATGAAGACTTCTCCCCCTCATACACCACTTTAATCGTAACGGCTCCCCCCTCTTCGCCAGTATGCTCCATGCGTATCCCGTACCCCCGATTGCGCCCCAGGGTCCGGAGGCAAAAGATAATCGCCCAGGGCTCCCCCCGCTGAATTGCCCGCCATAGGTGTAACTCCGCCTCGTCCATCATCTCGCCACGCTGCACCTCTTTGGCGGCCTGCACGCTGGGGTAGCGGTGGCAGTACCGTTGGACCGTATCGGGGTCGCAGCCAAGGTGTTTGGCGGCAAGATGCACCATACCTTTGGTGTGGGTGAGGGCAGCAATCACTTGGGCCGCTGTGTATCGTTGTGGACGTGCCATAGGAACCGCATAACCGCAGAATGAGGGTTCTCGTCGTACGTGATGCCGGTCATGCCACGCCAGCACCAAAACTCATACGCAAATATCTCTTTGTGGTACAGTCTAGGATTTCCCTCCCTGAAAATGCGGGGCTCAAAATCCGCGCGTCGTCAAATCAGCCACCATTTTGAGCCCTGCCCTGGTGGAAACCCCACCAGGCCCCCCCCCACCGAAAATACCGAAACATGCCGGTACCGCGTTGTGGTCCCTCCTAGTGGCCCCCTGGCACCCGGTGCTGTCCCCACCACGCCAGGAGGAGGGCTTCGGCCCGTCCGTGGTCCTTTTTACGCCTCAAGTCCGCTCCTGGGAAAAGTTGTTGTGCCCGTAACCGTGCCGCCTCTTTGTCCTTCCCTCCTAGCCCTACGGCCTTCTTCCACGTCCCGGGTCGCACACTGGTATAGGGCAGAGCGAGGGTTCCCAGAATCCCCAGCCACACGCCCATACCGAGCCCACAGGAAAACATGCTCCTAGTCCCCTGCCCAGGCATCGCCTGGGCTTCCTCGATGACGACGTGTACCTGAAGGCCCGCGCCGGCGTATCCCCGAAGTACGCCACACATACCGGGGACATCGTACACCTGCCGCACCCCTCGACTGGTACGGACGCTAAGAGTAGGGGTGTCGTACATCTCCACCGAGCCGTCAGGCTTCAACACGGCCACAGCTCCGGTTAAGCCGGGGTCGATACCTACGAGCATGATGGACTCCCGTTAATCGTACATACCCGCCACATACTGCCAGCCAGTTGTGTAGACCCTCACCGCAAACGTGCTATGGGTCGCGTAAAAGGACCGGCCTCGCCAGGTAAACTGTGCTTTTCTGGCGTTTCCTGAGGCGTGTTGCCAAGCAAGAAGCGCGATCTCACACAGGTCGAGCAGCTCGGCTTCTGACCACTTGGGGAGGCGGGGTTGTCGTCGCCTTCCGGTATCGTTTCGCACTGGGGTAAGGTCCTTTCGGTACTATGTATACACCATGCTACCCATCTACCCTTTCTACCCATGATTCCAGAAAATCCCCCATATAGATTTCTCATGAGGGATTTTTAGGATTTAAGGGTAGAAAGGGTAGATGGGTAGCAATTCTCACTAGTCCTCTTCCTTTTTGGCCTCATCGCGCTTCCGAAGGTCAATCTTTTTGCGGATAGCCCCCCGCCCCGTGGCGTTGTCATCACTAAGATATCCGTGTGCGGTGAGATAGCTGCCGAAACGCTTCTGGTTGAGATCCTCATGGTTATTGTCATTCGCCCAGCGCTCATACGCCGCGTACAGGATTGATGCCTTGCACGTCATATACTCCTCGCCGGTCTGGCAGCACTCACTAATGAATCTGCCGATGGTATCTTGCTCCTCCCGGTATTTTTGTGTGGCAGTCTGCACCCGTTCTGGGGGCTTCAGCCCCTCCTGTTGCCACGCGAGACAGCCCTGGATGGCCCAGTTGAGAATACCGGAGAGTTCAGCGCGAAGTTTGTCCGGGAGTGTGGGGTCAACGCGGTCGGCAAAACTCACTTCAAACGGTACGAGCTTGACGCGACTCCAGAGCGCATCGTCCGTACCACGGATCTCCGGTTTGTGGTTGCCGTACATCCACGGCTTGAAGGTTGGCTTGAAGGTGAACGGCTCGTTGTACAACCGCCTGGCTTCGAGCGTATCACCACCGGTCATGTCCTTGATGAGTTGCTCATTGAGCCGGTGTTCCTCGTCAATCTCACTGCTGTAGGTAAAGCGAGCGCCCGCTAGTTGACAGACCTTGCGGAGGTTATCGTCATAGGTTTTGGACTTCATAAAAGTGGTGACATCGACCTTGCGGGCGTACCCAAAACTCTCCTCGCCCCACGTACCGAGGACATCACGGTAGGTTTCTACGAGCGTGGTTTTGCCATTCGTACCTTGAGAGCCATACAGGAAAAACAAGGCGCGGTCCTGCACCACACCAGTGAGGGACCAACCAAGCGCCCTCTGGAGAAATTTCACCATCTCCATGTCATCCGCAAACACTTCACGTACAAACTTCTCCCACGTGGGGCAGGTGGCGTGGGCGTCATAGGTGACCGGGGCAAGGTGAGTAATTAGATCGGTTGGATTGTGGGGCTGTAGCATGCCAGTGCGTAGGTCGATCGTGCCGTTCTGGCAATTAAACAGCCAGGGGTTGCTATCAATCTGGTGATGCTCGATGAGTAAATCACGCTTCGCCAGTTTCAGCCCTGCAGCAATCACCGAGGCGTTTTCAGATTGGTACGCCCATTTTCCCCGCGCTTCAGCACGGGCATATAACGCCTTCCGTTCCTCGTCCGTGGAGGTGTTCGCGGCGGCGGCATACAGGGCGGCTGCTTCCTCGGCAATCTTCCGCGCTAGTCCGCTTACAAACCCTGTGGCCAGGGCTCCATCGGCGGTCGGGTCTGGACGCCAGAACTGCCCCGTCCACACGATCCAGCCCCGCCCGAGCACGTACCGCAGTGTCTGGGCATAGTTTCGTGCAATGCGCCGGGCGTTTGCCACATGGGTACAGGGGCTCACGGTACCGAGGTCGGCGGCGGGGTCGACGGCTGGCGGTGGTTCTGGCGTGGTTGTTGTTGATGCACTTTTATGCCCGTTGCGCCGGCGCTGGGCATCTTTTCGTGGAGGAGTGTAATGCGTAGTTTGACGCGCCAGGGCTTCCTGAATGGTCATCTCGCCGTAGGTGAATTCGCCGCGTAGCTCGTCCCACTTGTCGCGCATCAGTCCGGATTGCCGGAAGAGGCGGTCAATCTGGGCGGGATTCTGAGTCCAGAAGGCGAGACGAACGCACAACGCCAGGTCGGCCTCGGACGAGGAAGGGTATTCCGTGCTGTCCCCAGCCCACAGGGCGGAAAACCGCTCCCCTACCCCCTTCTTGGCTGCGCGGGCTTTGTCGAGGAGGATGGTATCATCGAGCGCAGGGGTCTGCGCCTCCTGCCCTCCCTGTGCCTCTGGGGGCTTCTCGTTTGCGGAGTCGGGCTGGGCCAAGCATGCCCAATGGACGCTAGCAAGCTCGGTCTCACGCGCCTCAATGGTGAGAGGTGTACCAGGGAGGTGCCAACCGGTGACGGTGAAAAACCGGCCTTCTGAGTACATCTCAATATTGCCTTTTTTGCGCTTGCCTGGAGGGAGCTGTCCTTGTGTCAAGGTGTGAAACCCTGTACGGCTGGGGGTTAGCTCCGTATAACTATTGAGGGTATCAATGACGCGCTTGGCCCATGGGTCAATCTCCTCACTCTCAGGATTGCGGCACTCATCGGTGTCAGTTCCTCCATACGGGTCCGTAGGGGTAAATACAAAACCTAACCCGCCCCCACGGTAGGCGTCAGGGTTTTCCTGCTCCCACCTTTCCAGCGCCAAGGGAAGGGCTACCAGGCACTCCTCAAAGGTCCCCCAGGTATCGGGGTCCGTGGTACTGGCTTTCCTCTCTGTCTGCGGGTTATAGGGGATTTTGTTGAGCTTCACTCCTCCGAACCGGTCGCGCTTCACTTCCTCGGTCCGTAGGTCTACCCTGTCTTCCCCACGCCACAGAATCCACTGGCGGAGGGCTTTGAGGTCGGTGGGGATCCGGGCGAGATCCTCAGCCGTAGGGCCGGTATAGATGGCCTGGTCCATCATAGTTTCCCCTCCTGTTTCTGTGGGTGTACTACTGGCGTGCTGTGAATGGTGCCGGTGGCACCAGGGGCGAAAAAGCTAGGCGATGGGCGTGGCGATTGTTCTGGCGTAGCATTATCTGGGCGTGTTATCATCCTGATAGCCTTCTAGTTTGAGACCACGTTTGCGGCGTGGTTGTCCCTGATGCTCTCTGGTGGGTCGCACTACCAGAGCGCTTCCGTCCTTCCCTCCTGTCTTACGCATGCGGTCCCTCTGGTACTGTTTCCTGGGTGCTTCTGATAGCCTTCAATGTTTCAGCCTGACTTGTGATGGTTTGCGCGATGGTGATAATGGAGTCCAGGTCACTCTCTGTCAGGCTTTCTTTGGCCTTCCATTCTTCCAGCCAGCGGATGTTCTTTTGTAAGTCGCGCAGCAGTATGCCTCTCTCGTGGAGTACTTCAAGACACCACCGATTAAAGCGGGCATGCCACTCCACCATGGTTGCCACCTTCAACTCATCCGTGGGAAGGGCCAAAACCTCTTTTTCAAGACGTTTAAGCGCCTTTTCCATGGTGGTCTGGGCATACACGAGGAGCCGGGCGTGATATTTGCGGGGAACCTTCCGGGCGCCGGTCGCCCACATACTCACCGACGAGACGGCGATATCATCGAGAAAAGCCGCCACACGGCGTTGGTCGATACCGAGAAGTTTGAGGAGACGTAAGAGCTGGGGCGGTGAAGCTTGTTGCCAGACATCGTACTCGCGCCGGAAGTCCAGCGTTGCGGGAGATTTGTCCATACATCGCATCCTCCACTACACGTGTAGATCCACTTGGTCTCGGTCAGCCGAGAAAGAATATCACAAAAAAATGTGAATTTGTATCCTCGATGGCCCCCAGGCCAAATATTTTGAGTGTGGTAGGGGAGGGCAGAGCCGGTAGACCCTGCCCCTCATGATGCCAGTGGAGTTCACCCGAAATACGCGCGTCCTGCAGGGATTTGCCGAGCTGTCACAGGAATCGTGCGAGCAAGAGCATTACCAGGGCGAGGAATACGGAGCCAGAGAGGAGCAGCATTGTTAAGGCAGACATCACAAACCCCCTATAAAAGGGGTCTGTCACTCCAACGCGGAATAACGTATACTCGAAGTGAAGGGCCATACTGGAGCGACAGACCCAGTTTGGTACAAACGGGGTCCTCATTTCGCAGATGAGGCCCCGTTATCTAATATAAGCACATTTTCGCTTGTGTGTTCCACATTTTTTCTGCCTCCTGCTCATCACATCTAGAAGCCCCTACTGGGTACACATATAGTAGGCACAAAAAAACAATGTACCCCTCCTCACACGACACTGTACCCCTGTCCACCACACTCCTCTACGTGGTTACTCACGCTCCGCTGATAAGGATTTTTTCAACTTCCGATAACCCGTTTTACGTTAACTTTGCCCACACCCCACCTCTACGCCATTCCTGGCGGAAAAGTGTATCCTTCCCTATTTTGTAACCCCATCACACGCCGCGGTAACAATGAGGGCGCCCGTGCCCGCCCGCCTCTCCCCCTGGTAGCCGTGCGCCCGTGGATGTAATACAATAATGCCGTAATACACCCCAGAGGACACGAGGGAACGCCCCAGGGTGCTTTGCTGTATTACTTGATTACTGTATTACACACAAAGGGAGAGAGGATGGCCAAGAAGGGCAGACCATTCGTGTATCAGTCGGACACCGAGAAGCCTGTGACGGTATCGGTACGGCTCCCGCGTGACGTGTACGACCGGGTGGAGCGGTATGTGAAGATGCACCCCGGTATGACCCTCACCGAGTTCTTGCTTGATGGCATACAGCTCAGACTGGACACGCCAGCTGACCCCAGAGACCTTTTATTGTCTGACGATAATACTATAATACAAGAAGTACAGGAGATGATACGAGCAGCCGTACAGGCTGAAATAGGCAAGCTGAGTGACTTCATGGGGCCACGCTCCAGCACACCGGGGGACACGCCAGCCCCAGAGGCACTTGCCCCGCCTGTACCGGATATATCGTATAACGATAATACTATATTACAGAAAAAGGCTCCTAGGGGGAGTGCACGGCGAGGAGGGCTCAAACTCACGCCCCAGCAGGAGGCGGCACTGCGGGCGAAGCGGAAACAGGGGACATCGATTAAGGAGTTAATGAAGGAGTACGGGATCTCCAAGGCGACAGTGTTTCGGTATCTGGAATAGGGATGGCGCAGCGCAAGGGCTGCCCTAGAAGCCTCGGAGCACCCCTCATCCTGCCCGCCTGGTTAACATAAACGGCCTTATCAGAAGTTGGAGCAGGTACGCATGGACATGTCCTATACACAGAAACAGGGACCCCCGCCGATGGCATGGGAAGACTATGAAGCGATCGTTTCTTCCGAATGGAACGCGTTGCTTGGCTCCCTCCAGCAGGGGCAAGAAAAACGGGTGCAGACGTTTCTGGAGACGCATCCCTGTATGATACCTGGCGCATCGCATTTACCTTTCCGCACAGGCAAAGGGTCGTTCCCCGCTGCGGTAATTTCACAGCCTCCCTTGCGTGGTCTCAGTATCAAAGTACCGGACTTTATGTGGTTAACGATGGATAGCGGGTCCTTGCATGTCATTCTCATCGAAATCGAATCGCCGTTAAAAAAATGGTTCACCAGAGACGGGACCCAGCGTAGCGAGTTCACGCAAGCACAGACGCAGTTGGTATCATGGCGACAGTGGTTCGCGGTACCCGAACACAGAGCGCTTTTTTACAAAACCTATAAGATTCCTTCCGATCTCCAGAAACTGTATTTCAACCTGGTCCTTGTGCTTATTTATGGACGGCGGCAGGAGTTTGAGGACAATCCTCTCTTGAATGAGCGACGCGCATACTTAACCCATGAGAATGAATATCTGATGACCTTTGACCGCTTAGCGCCAGATCGGGAAGCCAAGAGCTTTATGTGCGTAAAGCTGGTTGAATCACCAGTCGAGGGTCCTGTGTATGAGGCCGTATCCGTGCCTCCCACTTTGAGACTGGAACCTCTGTACGCTCGCTATCGCTCTTACATAGGCAAACGCGATAGTGCCGTGAACCAGAATCCATGGATCACACCTGAAAGAAAGCAATTTCTGCTGGAACGGTTCGCGTATTGGGACCAATGGACGAGAGAACACAGAGGCGGGATGATGAGGATGGGGTACGAAGAATAACTATGTTTAATACGAAAGAGGAGTCATGATGGAAGAGAGCGCAGCACACCGTTGTATATTCTGTCTCAAGACTGATGGGGGTTTCAAGAAAGAAGCCCATATCATTCCGGAAAGCGCCTGTAACGAAGATGTTGTTCTGCCGGAGGGATGTGAATGCGACCGATGCAATAATGCGTTTTCTGTTATACGGACCCGCGTGCGCATTCAAACAGAAACCTACGGTTTGGCGATAACGTATGATTCACCAAGATGTTAGAGAGTGGTCAACGCGGGAGCCAGAATAACCCCCGTTATCAGGACATCACGGCAGCCAGCTCTGGACCCCATCGGGGAGTGTCGAGAAAACCGTTCCAGGAATCTACGTCCAGTTAACCCGCTACGGCGCAAGTTGTTCGACACCCCTGCTCCCGATGCCGAGGGCGGGGCTCCCCTCCTGCCCCTCTCCCTAGGCCCCAGGAAGCCCGCTAGCCCCTGGTGCGCTGGCGGTACGCAGCGGCCAGCTCGCGCCCCTCGCTCGTCCGCATCGCCTGGACCATGCCTTGTGCCCTAGTCGGAGCCACCCCTTTGGCGACCAGGGCCTGGGCCATCGCTTCGAGCTTCACGAGGCTCCAATGCTTGGCCGGTCCCTCCTCAGCCTTGGCCACCGGGAGGGGCTTGGGCTCGGCGTGGTAGCGCTGGCGCAGTTCTGGGTTGTCCGCACAGACTTTAACAATGGCCTGCTCCTTGGTGCGAGCCAGTCCTTGGGCTACCAGGGTAGTCGCTCGTGACACGATCTCATCATACGCACTCATCCGGTGTCCTTTCTCTGTGACGGTTGCCTCTTTCGGGGCGGATTCATCGAGGAGAGTCTGCAGGGCGGTAATGGCTTCCTGGAGACGTTGACGGCGATCAGCGCTCATAACCGCCCCAGTCTTCCTCACCTCCTGGGAGACGGCCTTGAGGATGGCCAGGGAGGGGGCGGCCTTGGTGAGGAGCCCCAGGGTGGCTAGAAGGGTTTCGGCTTGGACGTGAAATTGCTCTATCGAGGTAAGGAGGGCCGGGGCGGCGGTGGGATCACTGGTACAGCGATCCATCCAGGCGTACACCGTGTCGCAGAAATCGCCCCACAACTGCCAGAGCTGGCGGGCTTGTTGACGCTGCTCCAGGGGTCTGTTCGGGATACGTGCGAAAACCGGTCATAGCGACTAGCGTCCAGAAAAGTATGCCTTCTCGGTCAGAACATTAGCATCATGTTCAGCTTGTAAAATCAAGGGATTTCGTGTGTGATTTGGCAGAACCTTTTTCGGACACTTCACCAGCTCACCACGGCTCTTAGTTTTAACTGGTGTAAAAAGGCGTTGTGATAAGCCACTGTTTTCAGGCTACTTGCGCCTTGTGACTACTTATTACACGTATCCCGAACATACCCCGGGAAGGCAAGCGCCAAAAGGGGCTGAAAGCTACCACCATCTGGCTCACCACCGAGGAAGAGCTACGCCTGAAGGATTTGGCCCTCCAGTGGCACTGCTCCCCCTCAGCGGTGATGCAACGCGCCCTCGCCCAGGTCACCACGAGTACCCCACCACAGGACAGTAGCCCTGCTGATGCGTTACGGATACATGAGATTATCAGAGAAGAATTAGCCGCGAGAGAGGCGGAGCAGACTCCTGTTACAGATACCGTTACAGAGGTTATTACAGCAACACTGGCGCGGGACCTGCCCGCCCTGGTGCGGCAACTGGTGGAAGGGCTGGCACTAGAGGCTCTGGGCTTACCTGTTACTGATACGAACGGTGACGTTACTGATACAGAGGAATATGAAGAGGCCACACCTCGCCAGCCTGCGCAGCGTAAACGTGGGGAGATGGCTCAAAAACGTGGGGCCTTGCGCCAGCCTATCCTCGATCTGCTAGAGGAGCATCCTGAAGGCCTCAGTGCTGAGGAAATCCGTGTCTACCTCAGGCCAGAGAAACCCCTGGGCGATACGCTCCAGGGCATGAGGCGGCAAGGGAAGGTGCACACACGAGGGAAGGGGAAGGATATGCGGTATTTTGTGGCCTAGGGGGCGGGGACACTCGATCCTTTCTCGAAAGAGGGTAGCGGGCATTTTGATGTTCATGCCGTGCTCGGGTGCTCATCCGCTAATACTTTGATAATCTAACGGCTCGAATTTGGCCGTGAGCAGCTCACGAAAGGCCCAGACGTGGTCCGCCAAGCCCGCCGCCATCGCTGGCGTGCGCTCCTGCCATCGGAGACGAATCGCCCCATGGCATTTGCGTTCGTGCGGTGGCAACTGTTGCCGCAAGCTCATGTGCGGTCTGGCCATATTGTAGAAGGCCTGGAAGAAGACCACCCGCTGCCGCATACGCTCGCGATCTTTACAGAAACTGGACGTCTTACGGGCCAACGGGGCCAAGGCCTGACGCAAAGTCAAGTTCACCCGCTCGACCAAGGCCGTACTGATCGTAAAGCCCAATTGTGTCAGGCGCTCCGCGCCAAGCACGACACGCGTGCTGAGCGTCAGCAGCTTGCCCTGTGTCTTCTGCTTGCCCAATTGTCCGTAGACCAGAGCCGGATGGGGCTCACAGCGGGGCTTGCGTGGGCGCCCCCGCTTGCTAGTGCGCGCAAACGTCGTCACCACATGGAAGGCGGCGATCAGGGCCGTCAGATAACACGTGAAGCCATCACTAAAGAACGCCGGGATGCCCGCGACGCGTGCCTTGGTAGCGGCCACGACCTCCTGGGCGGTATCGAGCGTGCGCGGCCCCACGATAGCCGCAATCATCAATCGAAACTCAGGGGCAAAGCTGATCCAGACCCATTGCCGTCCATCCTCGCTATCAGGCCCGCTTTCACCGGTCGCGTCCGTCTCACACGTATGCTTGCGCGCGATAAAGTTCCACATCTCGTCAAGCTGTACCTGGGTGACAGGCAGGGCCCGCAGCAGGTGGCGGTTGATCTCCTCGGCTTGATGGGCCGCACGCTTGAGCCAGCCCAATACCGTCTCTTCCGTGACCCCGAGTCCAAAGCTGATGCCGGCCAGATCCACGCGGACCAGGAGCATCTTGAGGGCCATCATGACTTTGTCTTCCGCAGTGCGGAGGTCGAAAAAGACTGTCTCGCGTGTCTCAGAGAAGGGCGTCTCACAGGTGTGACAGCGAAAGATACGTCGCTTGCCGCTTTGGGTGAGATACGTCGCAATAGCACTCACGCTGCCCTGCTGCATTCGTCTATAATGAAAGCACTCAGGATTGGGACACGGTTGGCCCCAATCTTTGGGTTTCCGCATAGGTCAATCCTCCGGTGAGTGTGATGGGGCAATCTCACTC